TTATGTGGCAGAAGCACTTCTATAAGCAGCAGATGAACTTTATTCTCTCCGATGCGTGGCAGCGGTGGCTTATAGCGGCAAACGGGACCGGAAAGACGCTTTTGCTCTACTGGAATATTGTTGAGTATTTGTTGGGCATCCATCCCAAGCAATTTGCTGATCCTCCGCTGCGGTGCAGGGTGCTTGTGCCCTCTTTCGATAATGTTGAAGATGTGGCCCTTGAGAAGCTGCTTGAGCCCCAAATCATACAACCGAGGAGCATGGAAGTTGGGCCATTGCTGCCCAAAAGTATGATTAAGAAGGGATACACGAAGGACCACAAGACTATCGATCTTCTTAACGGCAGTTATATCAACTTTGTCACCCAGGAGCAGGGCTGGCAGTTCATGCGCGGGCGCGAGCAGGATCTTCTTGTTATGGATGAAGAAAGCGATGAGCGCGTATGGGATGAGAATAAGCGCGGCCTGCGAAACGCCAAGGGGCATGGAAAAATACTTGGAGGTTTAACGCCCCCTTATGAAGAGGGAAAGGGGCCAAGCTGGACAAAGGAAAAGGTTGTCGATGCGGCAATGGATGACCCAGATATCGAAGTATTTCACGCTTGTATGGCCGATAACCCCGCAATTACGCAAAAATTTATCGAGCGGTTTAGCAAGGGCAAAACGAAAGAGCAGATAGACGTTCAGGTTTTCGGTAAATATCCGAGCTGGGGCAAGCGCATTCATTGGCCCTGGCAGAATACTTATTGGAACTCTGAAACCTATACTGGACACATTTTACCGGCTGACCATCCGTTACCTGAAAATTGGGATGCAGACTGGTATATGGCTTTTGACTGGCACCAGAGCAAACCGTGTGCGGCAATATGGGCTTACCGGGACCATGATGGGAATATTGTTGTTTTTGATGAACTTGATAAGCAGCTTGCAGAAGAGAAAAGCATTGCTGATTTGGCGGTAATATTTCAGCAGATTGAGGGGTTTCCCGGTGATAAGCGGAAGTGGGTACGCTACCAAGATCCCTCTGCCAAGAGCAAATATAACGCCCTCCTGAAGGGGTTTAACGCATGGGATGAGTTCAGGCGGAACGGAATTGTAACCGCTGAGGGCAGAAACCGTGATCCCGAGGCCGGTATTTCCATTGTCAACGATTATTTGCGGGGAAATACCAAGGATCACCCGCGGTTATTTGTCAAGGAAAACTGCCGTTATGTCAGGCAGTACATGGACAACCACTACTGGAAACGCAAGGGTGACAGCAACGACGGTACTCCCGACCCTAAGTGGTCTGATTATCCGATTTGCATACGCTATATCTTGCAGGAGCTTGGATGGAGGGAAGTGTCTAAGAGGTCGCGGTCTAAGTGGCCGCTTGTGAGCTTCAGCCCGAGAGATGACGGGCGAAAAATTGTTGACCTTAGTAGGTGGATATAATGTCGCATAGGGCGATATTTACAGCGCAAATAGTAGGTGCCGGGGAAAGTGCCGATTCCGGCGAGATTATGTTGGGGCATGATGAGAGGAAGCATTCTCTTTATTATGCCATTACCGGCGACGGCACAGCGAAAATAGAATATCTCGCCTCCCCCGACGGTGTTTCCTATGTGCTTATATCAACGGCGATAGCAACCAATAAAACGAAATCCACCGGCGAACAATCAGACGGTGTGCATTTTGACGAATTAGATATGATACCGTGTGAGACCGTGAAGTTCAGGGTGACGGAAACGGGGAGCACAAGCGGTATCGTGGTAACCGCTAAACTTTGTTACAGGTTATGGGATTGATATGGCAATAAAAATCTTTTGCAGTTCATGTGAACAATTTATCCGCAATGCTTCTCCATCTGAGATTTCAAACCTTACTGGACAGGAGATATGCGAAAACTGTGCCAACAAACAATCAGAATATATCGTGAGTATTGAAAAAGCGGCAACAAGGGCGCACAGGAAAATCGATGATGCCATACACAGGTTCAGTGCCGATTGCGAGGAAGCAAAACGCCACTTGATTAAGGGAGAAGAAAGTAATGCCAGCGAAACTTGATAGGTGTGTGCGTAAGGTAAGGGCCAAAAACAGGAAAAGGAAGAAAAAAGTTAAGCCTTACGCTGTGTGCTTGTCATCTACCGGCATTAAACGCAAAAAGGGCAGCGGCTGGACTAAGGGAAAATAATGGAACGTACCGCGAAAATATGGGGTGAGCGTTGGTTAATCCGCCAGGATAGCACACATGCCACAAGTTATCTGAAACTAAAGGCGAAAACCCGGTGCAGTTGGCACAAACACCAGGCTAAATGGAACAAATTCGTAGTAATTCGCGGAAAAGTGGGCATAAAAACCGAATTTGGCGAGACAATCCTTGGAACGGGCAATGAATTTACTGTTGGTCCCGGTGTCTACCATGAATTTAAGGTCTATGAAGACTCCGAAATGATTGAAGAGATGTTTGTCCTGTACGATGAGGGCGACATTGAACGTCAAAATTTAGGATCTAAGCTATGACAGCAAAAGAGAGAGATATATTTCGCTGGCTGATGCAGCTCTACAAGCAGCAATGGGATAGAAACAAGTACAGCCGGGATAATTACGATGAAGACATCGAATATTACCTTGGCCACAGGCGGCCCGAGGACTATCCCCTTGCTTACAGCGAGGTATTTAACCGCATCTTGCCGATTATCTATACCATATTGTCACGCTTCATGGACCAACTTTACCAATCCGGCAACATTGTCTCGGTGAAGCCGCGCAAAAAGGTAGACATACAGCGGGCAAAAAAGGTTGAGGGTGTTCTTAATTTTCAACTCGAATCACTGAATGACATTGATATGCAGGGTGGCTCCTATCTTACCATGATGAAGTGGGCCTTTAACAACCTCACGTTTGGTAAGGGTATTGTGAAGGCTTACTGGAAAAAAGAAGATCGCCTTACCCCGCGAAGAATTGCGCTGCCAATGCCCAATTTTGACCGGCTCGGCAACTTTCAGGGCTATGACACGATTGACCATATCAGCCAGGAAATGCAGACGATTTATGACGGGCCTTATGTAGAAGTCCTTCATAACAAAATGTTTGTACCAGACCCGGAATATAAGTCGATTCAAAAGATGCCTGCCGTTTTTCTGGTCTACAAGAGAAGTATAGATGAAATAAAAAAGAAGGCAGATAAGGGTATTTACAAGAATATCAAGGAATTAGGCTGGGAACCGAGCGCTGGTGCCGGGCTATATGCACAGGATTCCGATGAAGCATTTATGGCAAGTCTCGGGATCGAAAATGCGCTTGAGAAAACGGAACTGGAGCATCGGGGCAAATATCAGGCTCCCGAAGTTGACATACTTGAAGCATACTGCCGGTTGATTTTCGATTCTGCGCCCTATGAGGTTGGAAGCGGTATGCAAATTAAGGGCCAGGAGGAAGAAGCCATTGTTCATATCGGCAACTATAAGACCATTCTTAGTGTGCAGCGCAATACTTACGGTATCCGCCCTCTATTTGATATTGGCTGCTACATGCACCCTGAGCTTTATTGGGATGTGGGCCTTGTACGCTTGTGCAAGGGTATTCAGGAGCAGATCAACAACCTCGGCAACCTAAGAATGCAGAACGTAATGATGATGGTCAATCAGATGATGCGGGTTGACCCTGAAGCCGACATTGACCCGGCGGCTCTTACCTGGAAGCCATTTGGTATTGTCCCCGCCCACCAGGGAGAAGTGGAGCCCATTGTCATTCCCGATATGCACTCTAACCTCTTTCAGGAGCAGGAACACTTCTATGAGAGTACGATTCAGGATTTGACCGGGATGTATCCCTACAATATGGGGCAGACCCCGACGAGACAGGAGCGCGTGGGAGTAGTCTATTCCCTTCAGAGCATGGGAGAGGCCAGGGCGAAGCTCATGCTTATGAGCATGGATTATCTCGGAATCAGGCCGTTGCTGCGCTACATGATGGTGCTCAATACATTTCATTTGCCAAGCGGCTTTGAATACCGGATAGGCGATAAGGAAGCACAGCAGGGACCACAATTCGGTCAGTTATTCGGTGAAGACATTCATCCTGATTTTGATTTTTCTGCACGCTACACGTCAATGGAACCGGCTATGGGTAAACAATTCAGGGCGCAGCAATTAGTGCAGCTCGCTCAGATGTGGATGCAGCACCCGTGGATAAACCAATATCAGATGCTCAAAACAATGATGGAATTAATGGATATCAGAGAAGCAGATTTGCTTCTGAAAAGTCCCCAACAGTTTATGCAGGAGATGCAACAGCAGCAAAAGGCCGCAATGATGCAGGAACAAAGTAAGATTCAGATGGAGACACAGGGAAAATTGGTCACCAGTGATAAGGATTTCAAGGAACAACTTACATTGAACAAACAGGAATTTGGCTATGACATGGCTCTGGAATCGATTAAGCAGGAGGCAAAAAATCAAAAATCTGCTCAATGATTTTGTTGAGTTATTCAGAACGTCCGGGGAATTTCAGCAGGGGCTCGCCGATTATCATAGAATCCTGAACACTAAAGAATGGAAATTTCACCGCGACCTGCTGCTTACAATAAAAGGAAAAATGGCAACCAATATGTTCGAGCGAAGCTACACGGAACTTTCCGCAGAGGAAAAGGATGTGATTCAACGGACATATTACCATATCAGTCAAATGCTCGATTTCCTTTCTAATCCAGTTGGTTGGATGAAGAAAAAGAGTAAATGGTCTGATTTAATACACGGCAAGGTAAGACCGAGCCAAAACCGCAAGGAGAATTAAGATGCCAGATGACAAAGTAAAAACCGATGAGCTTCCAAGCATAAGCGAGGAAGAAACAAAGGTAGAAGAATCTAAAGAAACCCCGTCAATGGACATTGATGCACTGGTGGCGGAGTTGGAGCGCGCAGGCGTGACAAATCCGAAGGAACTCGAAGGCAAGCTGATAGCGAGCCGGGAAGCAGGCAATCTTGCCAATCAGCTCGGAGCGGCAAGAAATGAGATCCAGTCACTCAAGGAAGAAGTGCTGTCCATGAGGGGAACGACCCGCCGGAAACAGGATGACTATTACGATGATGATACAACGCCGGGTAATGCCGATCTTAAAAGCCTTGTACGCGAGGCGATGAGAGAGGAGAAAAAGGCTGAGCTTATTCAACAGCAAAAGGCAAGAGAACAGGCAATGCAAATGCACAAATCAATCCGGGAAGATGAGCATTTCTCGCTCGTAAAGGATATTTGGGAGCAGAAGGAGCGGGATTCTGATTTTCTGTGGAAGGTGCAGAACGGCATGATAAATCCTGTCGATGAATACCATAAAACGGTGGTCGCATTCTACAAGGGTCTGGCAAAACGCTCTGTCGAAACCATCAACACACTGAAGGGTGGAAAGCCCGCTGCGGCTGCACCCCATGTCGAAGATGGTGCCAGGGTGTCTCACATAGAGACAAAGGATGAAGAGACTCCTGAAGAGAAGCGTCTTAAGGAGTTGAAAGCGAAATCGATGCTCACCGAAGAAGAAGAATTGGAGGCCGTTCAGTTGGCGTTATTGGCTTCCAAATAACAATTAATAATGGAGGTCATTTACAATGGCTATTAGTTATCATGCAATGACCGCCTCGACTGATCGGGGTAAACCGGAATTTACCCTGCTTACCCTTTCCTCCGGTCTTGAGAAGAGGGACGTGTCCGATGTGCTGGATCTTCTGGCACTGGCGGATACTCCTTTCGTAAACAGGATTGGATGGGGAGCGGACAGTGACGGACTTTCGATAGAATGGATTTCCGAAAATCTTGGTCCGGGGTATATGGTTACTGGCGCAAAGGCTACCACTGTTACATCCATTGTCTTTACGACTGTTGAGGGCCTTACCACAACTGAGGCCGTAAAACAGCTTGTAACCGGAAGCATGCTCTATCATTACAGTTCCACGGATGGGGAGCATGGCCTTATGATGGTAGATAGTGTAAACGAGGCTTCTTGTACGCTTGAATGGGTAGCGGCAACCGGGTTTACTTGTACATCAGCAACGGCGGCAGATAAGCTCTATATTCTTGGCGGGATTGCCGGGGAAGGTTCACTGCCGAGAGACGGTACGCCACGGGATAGAACCCAGTGTTCAAACGGGTTCAATATCTTGAGGCAGGACGTGGCAATCACTGGAAGTATGCAGAATACCGCATACTATGCAGTAAACAGGGAAGACCAACACCAGATTTTAATGCGGTTGAAGGAGATGCAGAGACACAGGGAAAACGTTGCTCTGTATTCCGGTTATACCGCCAGAACATCTAGTATTGCGGGAACGATGAACGGTGTGCTCGGTTTTCTCATCGGTCAGACTGGGACGCATATCGACACCTCAACCACATCGCTCACTGAGACTGCGGTAAACAATGTCCTCAATGAGCTGTGGGAGAATGGGTCGCGCAATCTCTCGGTTTTCGGTGCTCTTTCGCAGATTGCGAAGTTTACGCACTGGGACAAGAACCGGATTAGAACCAGGATCAACGAGGGGAAGGGCGGCGGCCACATTACGTCCTATCTCGGCGAATCCGGCATTGAGGTCGATCTTGTGCCTATGGCGAAGAAGCCTGTGAACCTGATGTTCATTCTGGACACCAGCAGGATTCGCTTGAGGGCCAAGAAAAACCGCAAGGCGATCATGGAGAAACTGGGCAAGAAGGGTGACTTCGAGGATTGGCAGATTATCTCCGAGTTTTCAATGGAGATGAAAGGCTACAACCTCGGACAGCATGGCATGTTCACCCGTTTAAGCTAACCTTAATGGGGGCATCCTTCGGGGTGCCCCAATAACTCATGGCTATAGAATTTGCAAGTTACGAAAAAATAATCAAGCGCCACCCCGAGTTCAAAGGTGTGATTACGCCGGATTCCTGGAATTATATCGATGCATCAAATAAGAACACAAATAAGGGATTGGCTGATCTCTGGAGAGTTAATACGCGCAGGAACATTGAAAACAATCTCTGGAGAAAACATGGCTCATTGAAACGTGATTGCCTTAACCTCGGGAAGAATAAGTCGGTTATCGGTGTCGGTGCAGGGCCTTCATTTAAAAAGAATCAGCATGTTTTAGAAAGAATAGCGGCAACGGATGGACGGAAATCATGGGAAGATCGGGATTTTATGATAATTGCCTCTAACCATCAGTTTAAGCCTCTATTGAAAATGGGTATCTTACCTGACTTTGTAATGCTTGCTGATGCGAGTGAAGATGTGCTTCCACAACTCACTGAAGATATTCCAAGGGAAGGTCGGAACGTTACGTTAATTTCGACACTTGCCGCTTCGCCAAGAGTATTGAAACGATGGTCGCGCCAGGGGAGGGAAATCAGGTTCTATATCCCCGGCAGCGAATCGTCAGTTGATGAATTCAGGAAGGTTGCGAAGCAAGACCCGGAACCCCATACGATGCTTGTGGGGGGAAATGTGCTCAACTGCATGTTTCTTCTGGGTTTGGCTGTGTTTGGCTCAAGTTCCTTTATGGCACTGGGAAATGACCTTTCTTATTTGCTTGATAGGGATGTTGAAAAGCGCAGGGAAACCTATTATGCCGACGGTGACTATCAAACCACACAGATGCAGGATGGGAGAGATGAGGCAAAAAACGCCTATAAATGGATGGGATTTAAGCTCTCGCGCCCGCTTATCTATACGGGGAAGGGGTCTTACAACGTTGAATTAAGCCTTGTGGGAACTACCCATAATTTGTGGGTTTATAAGACCTGGATTGAGGCGTGGGCAATGGCGAATATGAACAGAACCGATCTGCGTTGGCATTATTATAACTGTTCTGAGGGTGGAATGCTTGGGGTAATGTCACGTGCAAAAGTTCACAAATCAAAAAATGAAGATTGGTATATGCTCGATGAGGTATGCCCCCGCTGGCATACCATGATGTTTGAAGACGCAGTAAGACAATTTCAATTAGCCAAGGAGGTAATGCGATGGCCCGGAGGGGAAATCCCTATCGTTGCCCGAAATGCGGGAAACTTAGTTCAAAAGAGAATGGAGGATATCACCCGGAATGTCAATTCAGGGGAAAGCAGGCAGATGACAGCTTATACATAACGCGCCCCGACTTCGACCGCGGATTCGGCATCCAACAGGGACCGTTTTTCAACGACAGGTTTGGAATCATCAAAGATAAATTCGGATTAGAGGAACGCTGATGGGAAACCGACTTGAAGAAGGTGTGTGCCTGGCATGTGGTGGCCCGATCATCATACCGAGTGAATTCTATTGTTGCAGTGTGTGTACTGAAAAGTTACGCAAGCAGCGAGCAGATATTCTGAAGCGTAAGAAGACGAGCCCAAAGGCACCTTTGCATGTCAAGTTTAGCGACACCGTGCAGGCTACATTGGGACCGAAATTCAAGAAGATATGAACGAGGAAGCATTAAAACTATACTCCGAAGGGGGTATTTACGGCTCCCTTGATTATGGATCACCAGCAGTCAACAGGGGCTTGCAGTTCGCCGCTTTTCTTTGTCAGCGTTCCGATTTCCAAAAAGGAAAAAAGACGGTTCATTGCCTCGGAAGTGGCAACGGTTATGAAGCGGTAAAGTTTTTACAGGATGGGCACCGTTGTTATGTAACGGAATTATACCATCCCAGCGTTGATGTTTTAAGCGGACACCAGGTAAAGGCATTTGGTGAGCAACTTCCGTATAAAGACAATCAATTCGATATGTATTTCTGTTGTGAGGTTTTGGAGCATATACCGGAGGAAAACATAGATGCTGTCCTTTCTGAGGTTAAAAGAGTAAGTGAGGAGTGTTTTTTCACAGTGGCAACAAGGGGTGATCCACCATTTAACACACATATCTGTATTCACAACGGGCAGTGGTGGATGAACAAGTTTGAAGAACACGGGTTTTCGATAATAAACGCGCAAATCAATCCGCATTTTTGGTTGATTATTATATTTAATGGGCGTGACACTGCTTTGGCTGTACATTTTCCTGATGGGGTGATGATTAATGCGAGATGTTAAGGTTTTTATGCCATCTCGATTGTCTATCGAAAAAATTGAAGATTGTTTAACGGAAAACGGGGTGACTGTATGCAAAGAAGAGGAACCGTGTGACGTTTCCATTGCTGTTTTTGGGGCTTATACAAATCCTTTAGCGCTTAAGGGCGAGAAGGTTTTAATCTATTGGGTTCAGAATGATATGACGGTATGGAGTTTAGCGTTTTATTCGCTTTACCTCCCGATTTTACATGAATATTACGATAGATTAATTGATTTAACAAATTGTAATACGCTCACTGAAATAGGGGAAAACATTGTTAAGTACGTTGAACAATATAGGTACGCAACTGATTAACCCTGAAGTGCGGATTGAGACAACCAACCTGTGCAATGCTCAATGCACTATTTGCAATCATAATTGCATTAAGCGCAGAAAGGGTGTGATGACTGATGGGGCATTCAAGAAGTTGGTCAAACAATCCATAGAGCTTGGAGCAAAACTGATTTCACCTTTCGGGTTTGGTGAGCCGCTTTTAGATAAGACTATCGATAAGAAGATTGAATTCTGCACGAAACTCGGCAGGGAAACCTTTATTACTTCTAACGGATCCCTCTGCCACAGTGGGTGGTCCCAAAAACTGTTTGATGCGGGGCTCACGCATATCAGGTTCAGCGTACATGGAATCAATAAGGTTGATTATGAAAATGTGCATAAGAGTCTGACGTGGATGCACACCCTTATGAATATTTTCACGGCAATCAATATCAGGGAAGTGTGGAAATATAACACAAAAATTTCCGTGAGTGTCATCCCCATGCACGGAGAGTCAGTTGAAGATGTGAGGAAATTTTGGGAAGGTGTTTGTGACGAGCTTGAAATCTGGAAACCCCATAACTGGAGCATTGCAAAGGATTACCGAAACAGGACTGTAAAGCGCAAAAAGACCTGTGGCAGACCCGAGAGAGGTCCGGTGCAGATTCAGTGGGATGGAAAGATAATACCGTGCTGTTTTATCACGGATGCAGAGATAGTTTTGGGGGACACAACGACAACTAAGTTGAGGGATATACTGGAAGGTGACGCGTATCAAGAATTGAGAAGGAAGCACAGAGAGGGAGACTTGAAGGGTTTACCTTGTGAGCATTGCGACCAACTCAATATAGAGGATGAATCACCGCTCCTTTATAGCACGATAGACAAAAAAAGAACAATAAACTGTACTTCCAGCGCGAAGTACAAAATCTTGTAGGAGGATATAAAAATGGGAAGTCTGACTGTGGCGGAGCAAGCCAGGGGAGCCGTTGGGGGAAAGATAATGAAATCTTTCCTTGTGACAATGGATGGCAGCAATACGACTGTCGATGCCAGCGACCTTGATATGCACTACATAGATAGTGCCCAGGTAGCAGGTGTGAGCATGTCGGGAAATGTGGGTGCTTATCTCTGCACTGGTGCGGGAACATCTATTGTAATCGGTGATGCGTTTGTGGCTGGAGACACGATTAATTTATGGGTATGGGGCTACTAGCAGGGAGGGACAAATGACTTTAGCATTTTCAGAACAAAGACGGGGAGGGCTCGGTAAAAAGATGCTGAAAGCCTTCCTGGTTACATTGGATGGTGCCACTACTGCAATTACTGCCGCTGAACTCGATCTCCATTACATCGACAGCGCAATGATTACAAGCGTGAGCGTGGCGAGCAATATTGCAGCCTATCTTTGCACGGGCGCGGGATCATCTATTGAACTTGGAACCACCCACGCGAATGGTGACCAGATAAACCTTTGGGTATGGGGTTATTAATGTCATGGCGATTACCGATGCGACCACGAGTGTAAATACCTCATGGACCGAACATCCTACAATTTCCTTTATCGCGGGAACCCTGTCGGATATCTCTGCAATGCAGACAGAGGTGGAAAGCAAGCTCAAGAGGGGAACTTTATCTGCAACCTCTTCACCTACCAGTACCGAAGTGCAGCGTTGGTTAATCAGGGCGAAAGAAGAGATTATGCAGGTGAAGTCTTTCACTTTCGCCAGGAGATATGCTTATGCCACGCTCACGGCGAGTGATTACAGGGTTTCTTTGCCGCCCGATTATAACGGTGGTGATATCCGTATAAAAGACCAGACCAATGATAGAACGATTACGCTTTGGCCTGCTACCCTATTCGACACGAAGTTCCCCGACCCCGACGAGGAAAGCAATAATGAACCTCTGGTGGGTTGCATAAAAAACATGGAGTTGTGGCTTGTGCCCCCGGTAAGCGGCAGCACTATCATTGAGATTGATTATGAAAGATCGGGTGACGACAACACTGCAACCGACATGACGTTCCTGCCGGAGATAGAGCGCTTCCGGTGCTGTGATTATGCGATTGCTGAATCCTTTGAATCCCTGCATGATTTTGAGAAGGCCACATGGTTTAAGAGCAAGTGGAACGACGGGCTTGCAAGAAGCTCCCGGGCCAACGCAAAGCGCAAGTGGAAGGAGATGGGCTTCAGGGCAGTGAGTGTTTTTGAAAAAGGATACATAAGAGGGTATCAGAATTAGGAGTAAAAAATGACCTGGAATGAAGACATTCCGGCACTCGGAAATGCGATTAGTTCTGATGTGCCGGATATAAAAGAAAATCTTGAATTTTTAGCTCTCTGGTTAAAGGAAAGGCGCTCAACCTTTACATATAACGGTGGCACTACTGCCTATACTATTAAATGTAAACCTGCCTACTATTATTGTAAAGACAAAGTGTGCTGGTGGGATGCAGAATTGACGACAGGTGCTATTAGTTCTCCGGTAAAAGACGACTGGTATTATCTCTATCTCGATCATTCGGGAATTACCAGCGGCACCGAGATAACAAATTCGGAATTGCTGTGGTCAAGCACAGAGCCGGCATGGTCTGATACATATGCCGGTTGGTATAACGGGGATGATCGGTGTATTTTTGCGGTTCGTACAAATTCTACGCCAAGCAATATTTTGGAATTTTTCAATAGTGGGGATTATGTGCGGTATGCGAATTATATCACCGATCAAGCGGCAACCAACATTACAGATGCTACATGGTATCCCGTTGCAGGTTTGGCGCTGACTATGCCGGTATTTAGCCTTCTGGCTAACGTGTATATTGAAGGTCTATATGTGTCTGCAAGCAGTGCCATAAAGGTTCGTACAAATGGGCAAACTGGAAGCACCGGACAGGGCATTGGTAATTTATCAAGCAACAATTATTCCGTTCAGATTGTCTTGCCAATAATTACCGATAGCAGCCAAAAAATACAGGTATATAAATCTGGAACAAGCAGTAATACTGTGGCTGTTTACACAAATGGTTGGTATTTTCCAGCAGGAATATAATGCACTATTTAACGATACGCCCTCTTTTGGGTACTAAGAATAACTGCCCGATTGATTCACCCGAAATGTTCAATGCGATAGGTGAAAGCGATTTTATCACCCATGACGCGGGAGGACAGAACTTCGATTTAGAGCGTGAAAAAAACTCCTGCTCAAAGGCACTCGGCAGGGCTCAGTGGTCTAATAGCGCCAATGCTCAGGCTACAAAATGCCTCGGCCTGCATGAATTATGGGATGGCACAAACAGGGTGCATTTCTATTTTGACAACGGCAAGGTTTACAAATTTGATGCAAGTCGTGACCAGGGAGACGTAAGTGGGGGAAATACCTTTGCGACTGATGATGTAGACCTTTACAGCATCATTCAGTATGGCACTTATATGGTGTTTGCAGATAGGGCAGAGCACACTCCTTATAAGATAGACTATAACGATGCGAATGTCTCTAAACTGATAGCATCGGGTACGGAATACAAATTCAGATACTTGATGAATTTTACCAATAGAATCGTGGGCCTCTATTCAGATCAGACGGACGGAGACATTGAAATCAGATGGACAGATGCCCTTGCAGAAACCACATTTCCGGCAGCTAACCAGCTTTACAAATCTGGTGATTCTATCCAGGGCGGTATTCAGCTTGGGCACAATACAGCTTTTATCCTATCGGAAACCGACATTTACAGGATGGACTATTATTCAACCGGAAGCCCCATTTATTCCCTCGTACCAATCATAAAAGGATGGGGTACGGCCTCGCCGTTTTCAATTATAAGCGATGGTATTGCAATATATTTTTATGATCCACAAAGAGGATTTTGCAGGTTTGACGGCACAACAGAGCCGCAGATCATATCTGAGGATTATGAGGATATGATAGGGCGAATTCCATCTACCTATCGTGGTCTGATTGATTCTGTGTGGATGCCTTTTGGCAACGAAATTGCCTGGAATATTCCGGTAGATAACGATACCACACCGAGCAGGATCATTTTCTATAATCGAAAAACAGGACAATGGAGGCATGAGAATAAAGCCGCAAGGCGATTGGATTCATGGAGAACATTTACAGGTTATACATGGAATGATCTCGTCATAGAAACAGATGATGTGTGGCCTTCAGCCCGAACATGGGCTTACTATACCAGCGAATCTCATAAAATGGTTTTCGGTAATAGTAATGGGCACCTTTATACACAGTCGAGCGAAGGCGATGACGGGAGCGATTGGGACGGTTACCGAATAGAGCCGATTATTCCCTTTCCTGGCTATGGGAAGCAATTTACCAGATTGCTTGAAATCTGGATGAAATTTGCCGAAACCCAGCTTCATAGCATCGATCTTTATTGGCGGGGCGGGGATACGGTTGCAGAGGTTGAGCAGCAGGCATGGACCTCAATAGGTTCTATCAGCATGAACAATCCAAGCAAGCCAATCCTCTATTTGGATCAGACCGCTCGTTTACATCAAATAAAGTGGGGAACCGATTTAAAAAGTGAACCGTTCTCCGTGCCTGAAATACAATTTAGCTATGTCACTTTGGGGTATCATTAATGCAAATTTCATACCCACCGGCAACTGGTAATGCAAACTTGGATGTTTGGTTACAGCAACTTGTTAGATTGCTTGAGCTTTCAATTATTGAAACTGACAGAACGCAAGGTTTGGTTTTAAGGCACTCAAGCGTGGTAATTGTGGATGGAACCAATGCGAATACGCTCAAATGCACCGTCGCTTCATTGTGGAATGGCGATACTGTAGCGGAAACAGACAACATAGCAAAGGATGCGACGACCGGGAATTTCAGCTTATCAGCCGATGGTTCAGCATTAACCATAGAGGCAGCGGGTCTTGAGGGAAACGTGATAGCCTCACTCGCAATCAATCTTTATGACAATAACAGCACGTCAGATTTATTGGTTCAACATGTCGCAATTTCAAATGATTTAGTGATTACTGTGCGAACAAGTGCTGATGGGGCCGTGGCAGATATGACGAGTTTAGTGGATACTGGTGGTCTTTACATTGACGTACTTTATCTCACAGATGCTTAAGGAGAAGGTTTTATGGAACCAGGCATTATCAAAGTAGACAATCCTGATTATATCAGGCGCTCACTTCTACCGCTCATTATTGAGCTTTCGGAAATACTCGCACAGCCCGGTTCGGATGAGTTTTCCATTATGGCCTATTTCGATATGGCTATGCCCGAGATATGGGTGGCACACAAGGGAAACCCACTTGAACCTATCGGATTCATTGTGTTTAACCGGCTTAATTTCCCGCACTATTCTATGGGTATGTGCAACTATTTTTACATGAAAGATAAAGACCCGGACCTGACACATCAACTTTATGCAAAGTTTCCAGAATTTTTAAAGAAATATAACCTGAAGTATTTTTGCTTCCATTCCCAAAGCAGAAAATTAGGGGAACGATTCAAAGAAGAGTGGGGAAAGTTGGGTCTTGAGACATTAAAAAAAGAATATCTCTATATCGGAAAAAGACAAATAGGGAGGTAGTGATATGGGATGGGCAGCAGCAGCAGCGGCGGCATACGCAGCTTATCAACAAAGAAAAGCCGCTCAGGAAGCAAACCAATCGCAGCAGCCATTACCGACATATTACATGGAATATATGTCACCACAGCAACAGACGATGTGGGGCATGATTGAGCCGAAACTTGGTGAACTTTATGGCGGTCAATTACCCAGATATGGCGGTTATGATATTCCTTCAGCGGAAGGTATGATGCCAAACCAAGGCTGGTACAATAATTTAGACCCCAATATACGCGCTGGTATCGAGGAGCCTTACATGCAGGGTATGCAAATGATGCGTAATCAGCTTCAGGGGGGTGGACAGTTGGGCGCATCACGTGCCGGTATGTCTGGCGCGGCTGCCGATGTTATGGGACAATACATGCAGAAAGCAGCTCCCAGCATGGCAATGACTGGTTGGGGCATGACGCAGCCGGCGCAACAGAATCTCTGGCAGGCAATGCTTCAAAGGAATATGACGGAAGCCGGAACAAATTATGAGACAGGGATGATGCCCTATCAGTCTGCAATGACTATGCTCCCACAAGCCCAGTCCGATCTTCTTGTTTCTCATTATCCGACAATTCAGCAAGTACAGCCGGGGGCAGCAATACCGACAAATATTATGGATGTCATTAGTCAACAGGTGCAACAGGAATATACAAGGCAATATCCAAACTATGCAAATCCATATCTTCCCGATATGTATGGCCCAGGAGGTGCCCCGTAATGGCAGTCCATTACATACCAACAGAATACACACCAAGAAAGCAACCGACGAACTTCGGTTACTATTTCAGTCAGGCTATTATGCCCCTTGTGCAGGCCATGTATCAGCAAAAACTCAATCAGGATGCGTGGAAAGAAAGGTATGAAATTGAGAGTGAAGCTGCAAGGAAAGCGAAACTTGAGGAACGCCAGTATCAACTGGGAAAGGAAGGTTGGCAACCAGGAGCGGAAACATTTTTAGAGGGTAAACCTGAACCGGATATGGTGGTTGGAAGAAAAGCCTATCGAAGGCCACAACCACAAATTATGGATGCGGGAGATGGCGGAAAGGTAATGCTTTATGGCGGAAAAGCTCAATATATAGGTCCAACAAAAGCCACTAATATCGAACAAAAATTGAATTTATTAATCGGTGCTCGTGGTGGAATAGAAAAAGTCACCCCCAAAGATATAGAACGCCTAGCATTGGGTAACATTACTTACGATATCATTCAAGAAACAGATGCGAAAGGAGAAATTAAACCAGGAGGGGGCCAACAATACCATATACGCGGAGAAGATATTCCTAAAGGATGGAAAATTGTAAAGACTCCCGCTGCTCAAGTAAATATCACCCAAGAAAAACCGGCATCAGCACAAGAAAGAACAGCTATTGCTACCGGAAGGGCAAGCATAGATTCTCTCAATAATTTAAAGGATCTTTATGATAAAGCCTTTGTTGGTCCTCTGGCTGGTAGAGTTGGTAAGGTAAAAGATGTTTTTGGTTTGAATGCACAAAAACAATCTGAATTTTATGCAGCGACAGCGGCCTTTAAAAATCAAGTTATTAAAGAAATTACTGGCGCACAGATGAGCGAAGTTGAGGCAAGAAGAATTATGAAGCAAGTACCGGATGTGGATGATCCACCCACTGTTTGGGCTGCAAAATGGAGCCAGAGCAAAAAGAATTTGGAAATGTTACAAAGAAGAAGGTTGGAAGTTCTCAAACAATCGAATTTAAAAGTACCTCAATCTGAAGCCCCCGATCCTCTTGGAATAAGATAATGAAAATTGAAGAGATAAGAAAAAAGTATCCACAGTATAATGATCTTTCTGATAGGGAATTAGCGGAACGGTTACATAAAAAAAGTTACTCTGATATGCCTTTTGATGAATTCTCTAAGAGAATTGGTTTGTATACATACTCACAGAAAGAGGGTGGTTTTGTTCCTGCCACCAAAGAAGCTGACGCGTTATTTTCAAAAGCGGAATTGTGGGAAAATTTAAAAAAAGAAAGCCCTGAGATGGCAGGGGCTACCCTTGGAGCGCTAGCATTATCTCCGCTTGCTCCTCCACTTGGTCCCACTGCTGGTGCAATAGCAGGTGGTGTTGTAGGAGCAACTGCGAAAAGATATGGCATTACTCAAGAAATGCAAGGAACGCAAAACCTGTTACTCCATAAACTTTATCAGTATAAATATGAACCCCCCACTGGCCCAAGGGCTACCTGGGAAGGAATAAAAGATATTGGAAAGGCAGGAACAAAACAAGGTGCTTATGAGCTTGTAGGTGGCGCTTTTGCTGCCGGTGCGAGTAAAATGTTAGCACCATTTGCCAAAAGAATCACAGAAGAAGGTCGCCTTGCGATGCAAACTCTTGATGAATATATGCCGAAGGCGAAATGGTATCAACCAATTTCCCGTCTTTTTGGAAAAAAACAACCTGCCATTTTACCATCGGAAATGACGGAAAGTAGAGCTTTGGATATTCTTCATAATCTTGGGGAAGCAAGTTTAATTGGTGGTGAAAGAATAGCTGATTTTAAAATAATTACGCGGGGCAGAGCAGTTGAAAATATGATTGACGATCTTGCCTCCAATTTTACAAAAACCGCCGATGCTGATGCTATTGGAGAAACCGTCACTCTTTTGATAGAACAGAAATGGAAATCCTATAGAAAAGCAATCACAGATCCTTTGTATAATACTATTGATGAAATGTTAAGACCGACTATTGAAAAAAGAACTATTACCGAAATGATTCCCAGTAGTATTCTTGGTCCTACAGGTAAACAGCTTGAAAAATCAGTTAGTAAACAAATTGAAGAAGAAATCAGCCCAGTAATTATTTCAACTAAAAACCTAAAAGAATTTATCAAACCGCTAAAAAGAAGGATAGCAAAACTCCAAGGTATTGACGCAACATATGCCGGTGATGAGATAGTTAATGCAATCGATAGAATTCCAGAAGGTCTTGATTTTCTTACTGCAAAGGATCTCAGAACAAGACTTATCGATATAGCCGATGATTTTAAGATAAGCAATCCTAAGGCTCCAGCCATAGGTTTAGCAAAAAAACTTGAGGCAATGTTGGATCACTCTATCAGTAAAAATCTTGCTGAAGCAAATCCAGAGGCACTTACAATATGGAGACAAGCTAATGATTTATATAAACAAGGAGCAGCTAAATATAATAATTATTTCCTTAGAAAGTTGATGAATGCTGCTAATCCAAAAAAACTGAATGAACCAGAAAAGGTTGTTAATTTAGTATTCAGAAATAAAGGGATTTCTGGAATAAATAAACTTAAAGCTGTGTTGGGTAAAAGACAATGGGAGATGATGGAGACTTGGTATTTTGGGGATTTGCTTGCAAAATCAGTAGACCAACGGACAGGTGAGCTTATCGGAAGAAAACTCTTGAACAATATGTATGGAAGGAGCGGGATGGGTCAAAAAAGCATTAATGCAATTTTTAAAAAAGAACATATCAAGCAAATTGAAAATATAGCCCATACCCTAAAAGTTATCCAAGAACAGCAGGGGGAAGGCGCTGGAAAGATTTTCATTCAGCTAAAACAAGCTGCTGCCGCTTCTCAAGTAGCCGGTGCAGTCGGATTCGGTGCAGTTGGTATGCCAAAAACAGCAGGGGCAATTATTATTGGTCCCTACGTGTTATCACGCCTAATGCTTAATCCAATTGGGGCAAGATGGCTTGCTGGTGGCATAAGGGTTTCCCCTTTAGCAAAAACTGTGCCAGCAACAACGCTTAGAGTATTGAATGCTGCTGATTTAATAAAAGATGAATTGCAGGCATGGGGAGAGTAATTACTTAGTATTTGCCAGCACCACCCAAAGGATGAAAAAAATAATTGCCATTAATAATATGGGGTTCATTGTAACTATAGTTTAGAAGAAAATAGCAAAAAAATCAAAATAAAAACGGGTTCGGAATAGTCCGGCCAGGCTAAACCGACGCAAGAAACAACAAAGGGTGATCTAGGCACCTAGAGCTTAGATCGCCCTTTTTGTTTGCCCACACAGGAGGAGAAATGAAACGCAACATTTTTTGGCTGACCGTTCTTTTCGTCTTTGTTTTTGCGGGTAGCGTATTTGCCTGGAGGATGATGGCGAAGGACGTAACCACTAACACGGCGAATTTCGGCACAAATCTGACCTCAGCGGATACCACAGTACAAGCAGCGCTCGATACTCTTGATGATATGGCAGCAGGAAGCGGAGACGTGACGGGTGTGGGCGATTGCGCGGATGGGGCATGTCTCGACGGTTCAAGCGATGGTGGGACTTATATTTACCTCTATGACGGCGATAGCAATAAGATGAAGATTGATGTGCCCAACATTGCCTCTGACTATACCCTTATGCTCCCCGGGCATTCAGTTACCATGCCTGCCGCAGACGGGTCAGCGGGTCAGTTTTTGAAGACAGATGGTGCCGGTGGGTGGGGATGGCAAACCGCTTCCGGTTCAGGTACCTTAACTACCGTTCAAGAAGGTGATGCCGGGGTTGGTGGCGCTGATATAGTTACGCTTGATTTTGGTGTTGGTTTTAGTTTAGCAGAAAGCCCGGATACTGAAGTCAATATTGATTTTGACCTTACCCCCTCAACCGGAAACGCCACATTGGTTGCAACCGAGGATGCCTTACAGGTACTTTACGATACCACGGATTTTGGCGAAGGTGTCAGTGGTCTTACCCTCGGTGCTTCTCCAACCATAGCAACCTCTTTATCGTTTGGTTCTGACCCGGCAGACGCGGGAACAATTCGCCTTCCTAACGCCGGTTCTATTGTATGGGAAGATGCCACGGAAGCCAGCATTACTCATGTAGACAATACAGGCTGGTTAATCAACTCGACACATCAACTACAGTTCGGAGATTCCGGAACCTATATCGCCCAACTAACTGACGGCGACCTCGACCTTGTTGCGGATACCAATGTTGAGATAACCGTGTCCGATGAGGACATCTACTTTGCGGATGGTGGTGCAGACCAGGTAAATATTCTCTCCAACACAGGGGTTGCAACCCTTGATATTCAAATAGCGACGCTGGTGGTTGACGCGCTTAATCCCAGTGGGGACATTACCCTGGCGGATACAAAATCGATAGTCAACCCTTCCGGTGCAGCAGACGACTATACCGCATGGGAAGCAACTGACGAGGTAGGCGGAACCCCTGCCCAGGTTGAAATGATCAGGGTGACAAACGCTGCTACCGCGGGAGAGCCAACGGTTCGGTTCGGTGATGGAAGCACAAACTACTGGCAGGTAGACCATAGCGGTGACCTTACCAATGCCGGTTCCGCAACAATTAATATTGCCGCTGCAACCGATCTTTTGGTAGGCGGGTCACAGATAAACTCTGACAGCCTCAGCGACGTGGCAAGCATTGGAATGCTCGATGAAGGTGAAACCGTTACGGGCGGATGGACTATCGGAACAGCAAACCTTACCCTGGCGGATACCATAAGCATCGCTAATGCTGCCGCAGCCTCCGATAATTACAGCTCTTGGGAAGCTACCGATGACGTGGGGGGTACACCTGCCCAGGTAGAGATGATCCGTGTTACCAATGCGGGAACCAGTGCAGAGCCCACGGTACGCTTTGGGGATGGGTCAACCAATTATGTGCAGGTAGATCAGTCGGGAGATATGACGTTTGCCGGGACTGCGGATATAGATTTGCCAGCCGATTCGGTTGACCTTGCGGACCTGAATATTGCTTCACTTGAAAGCATAGCAGGGCTGACCGAAGCCGACGTTTCGATAATAGAGGCCACGGCAGACGATACCTACAATGTGGTGACTTCAGGCGGCAACAATTACATACTGGGTAGCACATCGAACAACAGCGCTTTGGAATTTAAAACCCCCGCCGCCTTGGCAGATATCGTGGGAGCGGCCTTTACCGCTGGTGACATAGCCAATGATACCATTATCGATGCAGACATTGATGATGACGGGGCCTTTGCCTTTACGGGAACGTGGGATTTTGGGGGAGCTACCTCATTGGAAATTCCAAACGGCCAAACCCCAACCTGTGATGCCACGGGAGAAATTGCACTTGATACCAATGGCAATGGGGGAGAATTTGCAACCGCAACATTGGTTATATCAACCAATGATGCCACAGTGGGCTATGTTATTCCCGTTGCAAGCCTTCCCGGGGATGCACAGGATAACATGGTTTTGAAATTTGATGCCGGTACGGACACTATTGGATGGGAGGCCGATGCCGATGCAGGCGCAGCTACCCTCCTGGATGACGTTGCAGACCCGGATGCGGCAAGCTCTATATCTTTGGATGATACTGAAACCCTTACCTTTACCAGTGCTCAAAATACGGCGGGTTCTGTAGTTACGATTCAAGTCAGTACCGCAGAGATAGGTAATCAGGTATATCTTTTAGATTTGGATTACAGCGTCGATGATAATGAGGCTAATGCCGACTATATCATCGCTCAAGATGCCGGAGGGGCGGTATTTACCCTCGGACAAAACGGAGATATTACCACCACCGGCGGGATAGACATTACGGGAGCAACCGAATTAACCCTTGCAAACGATGAAACCATTACCAATGCCGCAGATGATGTAATTGTATTTGCCTCGGATAACGAAGAAAAACTTGCTATCGATCTCGATACGGCGACAGACAATGAAGTGCTGATCACCGGCTCCGATGCTGGCGTGACGCAGCTCGACATTCAGATAGCGACTCTCAAAGTAGACTCTATGGATATTGATGGATCAATAGACCAAGACGGCGGCACCATTACGTCAAGCCACACAGATCCGGTATTGACCCTGGAGGATACCACAGCGGGGGCCGGTGCAATTAATCTGATATTCGCCTCATCGGGTGAAAATGACGTTGTTGCGAATCTTCAGGTGGATATTGCGGGTGCGGCAACCACCCTTATTACTCTGGATGGAACCAACGAGAAAATCACGATGGGCAAAGGCATCGACATGGCTGCCAATGCCCTCGATTGCGACAGCAATACCGTCACTCTTTCCACTGTGTCAGGCGCGATAGATGCCGGTAGCGCTACCTCCCTTGAAATACCAAATGGAACCTCTGGAACTACCAATGCCACAGGAGAAATCTATCTTGATACCGATGGGCCAGATGCTGACTACACGGGCCCGGTTATTCAAATATCGACCAATGGCGAAACCCTTGGCTATCTTTTTACCCTTACAGATGCACCCGCAGAGGCGGATGACGACAAAATTATTAAATATGATGCGGCAACCAATGTATTCTCTCTCGAGGCGGATGTTGGTTCAAATACCCCCTGGGATGATATAGCCAACCCGGATGCTGACAAAACGATCACCTTCGATGATAACGAAGTCACTACCCTGACCTTTGCGGATACTGACGAAAATATGTTTACCGTTGAGGGGACCGGGGCATTTGGTGACGTGGCGATTGTCAAGATAGAACAAAAAACAGGAGATGCTACCAATGGTGAGGTGCTTGCCCTGGTGACAGCGGATAACGACGTCGATCACCTTATTATGGAAACCGATGATTCGGATAACGTCATTCACAAAATGGCCGATACGGGCACCTACAGCATAGATATCACCACGGATGGAACTGCCCTTATTTCCCTGCAAGATCCCACAACGGTTACCGGGAATCTTATTCAGGCGGTAGATTCCGCTGCCTATGTAACCATAAGCACGGCAGATACCGGAGCCACGACCATAGCACAAACTTCTGATGGCGATGACAAGATTATCATCGGAGAAACTGCCGATGCTCTTGACCTGGTGGGAACAATTACCCTTGGCGACGGTGGCTCGACTAATTATGTGGGAATATCAAACGCTGGAGCTATTAGCTTTACGGGAACTGCCGACATAGACCTTCCCAATGACAGCGTGGATGCCGCAGATATCAATACAATCACATGCGGGACCAACTGTACATGGGACGCCGACAACGACGAGATAGATGTTGACGATGCCTTTATCACCAACAATGCAGCGGATACCATGACCGCTGCCGCCCCAGGACTGACCCTGGAGGATAGCAGTGCCGAGGCCGGTACAGGCGAACTCGTGTTTGCATCTTCGGGGGCCTATGATGTTGTCGGGTATATCAAGGTTGACGTTGCAGGAAGTGCTACCGCTTATGTAGAAATTGATGGTGTATCGGAAACGGTTGATGTGCTCAAACCGTTGGTCGTTACTGGACTGATTACTGGCGATTCAGGCATTGACATTGGAACCAGTCAGGCCATTGTCGGGACCACGGCCTTAACAATCGGGAATAATGGACAAACGATTGCCGTAAACAGCTCGGATTGGGATATCGACGCAACTGGAGCCATTACGGGAGTGTCTTTCGATGTGGATGGTGCCGGAAACTCTCTTGCCAATGTGCCGGAATCCGCGATTAAGTGGTCAGATTTTGACTATCTCGGGGATGAGGGTGCAATAACCATTGCCGATGAAAGCTCTGATACGGCCTGCTTTCCATTGTTTTCGACAGACGCTACGGGGAGCATACAGGCCAAAACAGGCTCCAACCTAACCTTTAATTCCAGTACCGGAGAGCTTGAAGCAACGCTGGTATCCGCAGTTACGGCTTTTATCCCCGATGCTTCCGGTGATGCGGACCTTGGAACTTCAGACCTTGAGTTTGATGACCTCTTTCTGAATGACGGCGGGAAAATCCAATTAGGAGATGACCAGGATGTTACGATTACCCATGTGGCCGACAACGGTATTCTCATGGAGCTGGATGACTATATCTCTTTTGGTGATAGTGCGGTTTACATCGAATCCAATGACGATAGTTACCTTGATTTTGTGGCAGATGGCGGGTTCAGATTCTTTGACGATGCCAACAATGCAGACCCGGTAATCCAATTCGGGACAAGCGGTGCTGAGGCCCTTGTTATTACGGGAGCCATTGGAGATAGCGATAAATTGCTTGACAGCGTAGAGTTTGCAACGGCTACCGCACAGGTCGATGCCGATGCCGGGAAATTTGTCTTTGACGTGGACGGGACCGATATTCTTCAAATTGATGACGGGGGTATAAATCCCGCCGCGGCAAATACGCAGACGTTGGGTGATGCCACTCTCCCGTGGGGTGACTTATTCCTCGGAACCGGCGGTGTCATTAACTTCTACAACGGCGATATAACCGTAACTCACGGGGCGAATACCCTGGCTTTTGCAGGGGCAACCAGTTCCTATACCTTTGATGATGCCATAGATATTACCGGAGCAGAAGGTATCATCCTGTCAAATGACGAAACCATTACGAATGCTACTAACGGTAGAATCGATATAAGCGGCAATCTTGCCCTGGCAGCGGATTCGGCGGTGCTCTATTTTGGGGCAGATCAGGATGTGACTTTGACACACGTAGCGGATAGCGCTCTGTCGTTGAACCTGGATTTCAGGATTGCGGATAACTACGGGGTTGTTTATGGGACTGACCAGAACTGGGATTCGTACTATGACGAGACAACCGACGACTCCCTGAAGTTCGTAACCGCAGCGACAGCGGCAGCGGAAGCCACGGACCCGATGTTTCTGATTCAGGTAGATTCCGGTGGTGCGGGTATGACAGCAGATCAGTATGTTTTCGGGGTTTACAAATCAACAACTAAACTTTTCACCGTTGACGAGGATGGCGATGTCTATGTTGCCGGAAGTATTGTCACTCAGGCTGCAACGGATCCGTCCGTTATCCTTGATGAAGCAACAGCCTCGGATACCGATTATTGGTTTGGTATAAACGCAGACCAGGAAGGTGATAATGACGATTATTTTGAGATTGGAACCGGAACCACAGCGGGATCAAACACTCTCCTTCAAATAGATCCTTCCGGTAATCTTATAATGGTTGCTAAGGTTACAGGTTCAAGTTTTATGATGGAGGGCGGAACTTATGATACGACATTTAGCCCTGGAACGCCGACTGAATCTGTAACTTATCAATGGCCCCTTGCTGACGGTACTGACGGTTATGTGTTGAAAACCAATGGCTCGGGAACATTATCGTGGGTAGCAGTAACAGCCACCGCAGCTGGCTCGGATACCTACGTTCAATGGAATAGTTCAGGGAGCTTGGGGGCGGAAGCGGCATTTACCTATGAGGACACCAATAATACGTTATCCCTCACGCAATCAGCAAGCAACCCGACTCTTCAGATAGGTGACGGCACCTATTCTTGGAACTTTACCCCACAGGTAGGTATCGAAGGTGTGATTGAGTGCGATTCTGATATCTATGTTGAGGATGATATTTACCTGGATTCAGATTCGGCGGTTATCTGGTTGGGAGAAGATGCCGACGTTACTGTAACACATGACCCGGATGACGGTATTTTTCTCAAGTCTATCACTACCACCGATGATAACCCGTTTGTGCTCACATTGCAAACCGGGGAAACCGATATAGCGGCCAATGACGTGCTTGCCGGTATCTATTTTCAGGCCCCCGACGAGGGAACCGGAACTGATG